AGCATCACCTGTATAGACACCAAGTTGCAGGAAGTGTAAGCCCTCTTGCCCTACGATGGTGAGTTTGAACTGCTGGAAAAGAACGAGCAGGTTTGGATTAAGAAGTTATGACACAAGGATTCAATAGCGGTATGCGGTCATCACTAGATGACACGTGGACTACACCCAAAGACTTCTTTGGCAAGTTACACGAAGAGTTTAACTTTGCACTAGATGCAGCTGCGCTTAAGTCCTCCGCTGTCGTACCCAACTACCTCGGTCCCGACCACGATTACTTATGGAGACGTGACGCTCTATCCGTAGAGTGGGATGGCGCATCAGAAGGTGGTGCTGTCTGGTTGAACCCACCTTATGGCCGTGCTATCAAAGACTTCGTAGCTAAGGCAGATGCTGAAAGTAAGAAGGGCATTACAGTGGTATGTTTAGTTCCTTCACGTACCGATACTAGATGGTGGTGGGATAGTTGCATACACCACGAGGTAAGGTTTGTTAAAGGTAGATTAAAGTTTGGTGACGGCAAGAACTCTGCTCCATTCCCTTCCGCAGTAATAGTTATGAGGAAAATATGATTGTCTTTGATTTCTTTTCTGGTACTGGCTCATCAACTCAAGCCTTCAAGGATGCTGGTCACACAGTCATCTCGTTTGAGCTTGATGATTTCTTTGAGGCTACCGAACACGTCAATGTCTTTAGCCTTAATGCTAAGAATCTTATTGCTAAGTATGGGCAACCTGATTTTGTATGGGCTAGCCCACCCTGCACGGCTTTTAGTGTGGCTTCAATGGGTCACCATTGGGGCGGTGGATTAAGAGCATACGAACCCAAGACAGAAGCAGCAAAGGTAAGCCAAGAACTTGTAGTACATACAAGAGACTTGATTGCTGAACTTAATCCTACTAAGGGATGGCTCATAGAAAACCCACGTGGAATGTTACGCAAACTTCCAGCTGTCGCTGGCCTTCCACGTCATACTGTTTCTTACTGCACCTATGGTGATACTCGTATGAAGCCTACTGATTTGTGGGGTGTAGTACCAGGATGGACTCCACGTGAGATGTGTAAGAATGGAATGCCTTGCCACGTAGCAGCGCCACGTGGTGCTAAGACTGGCACTCAAGGTCTTAAAGGGGCAAGAGAACGATCAAGAGTTCCTTACGAATTAAGCAAAGAACTTCTTTCTGTTTTAGAAAGCGCTAACCCCCACCGGAAAGAGTAACGGCGGGGGCTAGCTGGCTGCGAAAGAGGCGCGTCTAAACTATATCACAGATGTTGCTAATCAACCACTCCACGACAGGCACAGCAACTGCGTTGCCCATTTGCTTATATCTACTGCTATCTGATTGTCCAACTGTCCAGTCATCAGGGAATCCCTGCAACCTTTCACATTCTACTGGAGTTAAGCGACGTACAGTCGATCCTTTTGCAACCATAGATACGTTGTTCCCTCCTGTACCCATACGAGATGTAAGGGTGTTCATAGTATCTCCTTGTACTCTAGCTCCATCGTGGTAGTGAGGGTGGAAGACGATGATAGTAGTACGCACATCTCCATTATCAAATGCGTTCATAGTAGGCATCACTCCCCCTTCAATCCACGTCTCATAGTCATCTTCATTCTGTGCTCGCCTACTCTTTGTGAACCACAAGGTTTTCACTTCCACCTCCAAGGTCACCTCCATTAGCGCGTAGCGTACCCACTCCCTCGGTGTAACCACCAAAGGAAGATGGAGTCACAACGACATTATCTTCAGGCCTCTTGTATGAGGTAGCTGTTATGGTTGCTGGTCCTTCTGTGTACCCTGCGAAACTTGACTGACCAAAGCTTCTTGCAGTGCTGGTGGCAGAGTCTTGCCTCTCTTGTTTGCTCGGCGTAGGATCCCTTCGCACGCCTTGCTGCTTAAATAGTATTTCTCCGGCGCTTCCGCTTGAAGCACGTCGGCAAGCGATGAAGACACGCTTCCTTCGCTGGGGTACTCCAAAGTACTGAGCATCAAGCACGCGCCAGGCGACACTATACCCGAGGTCTGCCATCGTCCCGAGTACGACAGCAAAGTCTGCTCCGTTGTTAGAGGAAAGCAAACCAGGTACATTTTCGAGGATTGCGTACTCTGTTTGCGTTTCTTCCACAATTCTTGCAATCTCCCAGAATAACCCGCTTCTCGCGCCAGCAAGTCCAGCCCTCTTGCCAGCGACGCTGAGATCTTGGCAGGGAAATCCTCCTGTAATAATGCCTCTGCTCGGTACAAATCCTGATTCAATTAAATCACTCCCTTTTACTGTAGTTACATCATCAAATAGTTTGGTACTAGGAAATCGGTGTGCCAAAACTTCTTGGCACTTCTTATCTATCTCAACTGCGGCTACGACTTTCACTCCGTTGCGTTCCATAGCCAAGTCAAAGCCACCAACGCCAGCGAATAAACTAACTCCAGTTAGCATCAGTACCACCCTCTTCTATTGCTGTGCCTGAGAGCGCTGCACGAATCCCCTCGATAGCGGTGTTCAATGTATCGTATGCCGTGAAGGATTTGTAGTTCAGGTCGTGAACTACGTTCTCCAAGGAGTTGAGCAATTCCATAAGCCGTACTTCGTTTGTTGTCGGCAAGGTGGTCAAACCTGCTTTCACGGGTCCATAGGGTGACAAGGCACGCAACCTCTCCTCTCGAATATCCGAGAGCGCGACTATATTCTCTTGCGATTCGTTTGTTCTCACGCTTCTCCTCCCCTGTCGCCTTCGTCCTCGCCGTCATCTGCGGCTTGTGGTCTAGCTGCGGTAGCACCGGGTCGTGTACCCAACTGGCTAGTAATAGTATTCCCAGCAATATCAACCCAACTTTTACCCATACGCTCATCGCTTGCTCTCTCCTGCTCTAGTAAGTCTCTGTAGTCATCAGGGTAGGCTTGTGCCAACCTTGCTAGAGCGCGATCCCGCGCTCGCCTATAGTTACGCTGGCGCACCGCCATATTGTTAGCGGTAGCTATTCTCCTTGTCACATCATCAGTCATTAAGTCTCTCCTCCAAGCGTATAATGGCATAGCCTACCAGTAGCACTAGCCCTAACCCTATCCAGTACAGCATCATCTTTGCTTCCAATCACTAGAATCTAAGTACTTATATTTGCGCTCGCATACCGAGCAATAGCCGCACTCTCCACAAGCTGTGCCTGTAAAGGTGATGCACTCTGGACAATAAAGGCTCTCGCCCTCTTTCTTACACTCTCCGCATATCATCTACTAGCCGCCTTTACTAGGTCGGTTACGTCTAGCGGTTGCCCTACTAGGTGAGCATCTTCATCATCACTATCCCACCCTGATACTAGGATTCGTGTAGCGGTGCGGGAATTAGCTATCCACTTAAGCGCCTCTTCCGGGCGCTCCCCTCCCCACTCTGCGTTACCCCAGTCATCTACCACTTCATAGAGCAAGATTAGCGGTGACTTACGCGGGTGAAAGCTGATTACGTTACTCATTTACTCTCTCCTTAATCCAGTTGTCGCTTTCGTCTACGAAGTAAGCCACTGCCTCAGCGATACTAAGCTCCATTCTTAGACTCTGTATGTACTTATCCATCTCACTCATTTAATCTCCTCCACTGCTACGTCGTCGTAACCTGCTCGAATGTAATCGTTAGCAAGCTCGGCTGCTTGCTCACAGGTAAGATAGAAGGCGTTAATCTCGCTACCGCCCACCCATACAGTCCAGTTACTCACTATCTTCCTCCTCTTCGATCCCAAAGATACGCTCAAGGGCGCGGTTAGCCTTCATTAAAGCAGCTAACGCCTCCTCTTGCTCTCTCTTCATAGCCTCTTGCATTGTCTCACTCATATCAAACACCCACAATTCTCGATAGGGGTTAGGCAGTCACCGCAGAAGATGGTGCATATAGTGCAGCCATCTCCCTCACATTCTTTGCATTTCATTTACTCTCCTCCTCCGTCCAGTTGTCTTCAATTTCCCAAAGGTCTTCAATCTCTAGCGGTTTCTTTCCTTTCATTTACTCTCTCCATCTTCCCTCTAGATTAAACTCCCACATAGCTTTGCGCTCTTGCAGGTATTGGTATAGCTGCCATTCTCTTTCGTACGTCACTTACTCTCCTCCTCTTTATCTATACAGGTGGGGCAGAT